GAGGTTCGGTTCGCGGGCTATGCGTCGGTGTTCGACCGGGTCGATCGCGGGGGCGATGTGGTGCGCGCGGGGGCGTTTGCGGCGAGTTTGCGCGAAGCGCGCGCGGTGCCCTTGCTGTGGCAGCATCGGCCGGGTGCGGTGATCGGCGCGATCGAGGCATTGGCGGAGGATGCGCGCGGGCTGCGCGTGGTGGCGCGGGTGACGCATCCGACGGCGGCGCGGCTGGTCGCGCGCGGGGCGCTGACGGGATTGTCGTTCGGATATCGGGTGCGCGCGGCGCGCGGGGCGCGGCCGCGCGAGCTGCTGGCGCTCGACCTGGTCGAGGTGAGTTTGGTGGCGGTGCCGATGCAGCCGCTGGCGCGGGTGGTGGGGGTGGCGAGATCTGATCCTCCCCACTCGTGAGGAGGTGGCAGCGCGAAGCGCTGACGGAGGGGGTGGGCGTCCTTGCGCGACGTTGCCCAAGGACGCCCACCCCCTCCACCATCCCCGCTTTCGCGGGGACGGTCCCCCTCCCCGCAAGCGGGGAGGATTTTTTTGGAAGGAGTGACGGGCATGGAAGTGGATATGGAAGTGAAGGCCGATGCGCTCGACGGCGCGTTCGATGCGGTGCTGGCGGCGGAGGCGGTCGACGAGCTGAAGGCGTCGGTCGCGGCGCTGCAGCGCCAAGTCGATGCGCAGGCGGTCGCGGCGTCGCGGTTGCCGCTCGACGGGGCGAAGGCGGCCGATCCGGCGCGCGATGCCTTTGTCGAACGCTATCTGCGGCGCGGGATCGATGCGGGGGTCGAGATGAAAAGCCTGTCGGGGGCGAGCGGCGGCGAGGGCGGCTATGCGGTGCCGCGCGAGATCGACACCAGCATCGCCGCGACGTTGAAGGCGCTGTCGCCGATCCGCAGCATCGCGAGCGTCGTCCAGACGGGGACGAGCGGGTATCGCAAGCTGGTCGCGACGGGATCGACCGGCGCGGGCTGGGTCGGCGAGACGGCGGCGCGCCCCGAAACGGCGACGCGCAGCCTTGCCGAAATCGCGCCGCCGTCGGGCGAGCTGTACGCCAATCCGGCGGCGAGCCAGGCGATGCTCGACGATGCGATGTTCGACGTCGAGGACTGGCTGGCGGGCGAAATCGCGCGCGAGTTCGCGGTCGCCGAGGGGACGGCGTTCGTGAGCGGCAACGGCACGAACCGGCCCAAGGGCTTCCTGTCCTATGCGACGACGAACGAGGGCGATGCGGCGCGCGCGTTCGGCACGCTCCAGCACCTCGCGACGGGAAGCGCGGGGGCGTTCCCCGCGTCGAACCCGCAGGACAAGCTGGTCGAACTGGTCCATGCGCTGAAGCCCCCCTATCGCCAGGGCGCGGTATGGGTGATGAATTCGGACACGCTCGCGCGTATCCGCAAATTCAAGACGGCGGACGGCGCGTTCGTGTGGCAGCCGGGGCTGGTCGAGGGACAGGCGGCGACGCTGCTGGGCTATCCGGTGATCGAGGCCGAGGACATGCCCGACGTCGCGGCGAACAGCCTGTCGATCGCCTTCGGCAATTTCCGCGCCGGTTACCTGATCGCCGACCGCGGCGAGACGCGCATCCTGCGCGATCCGTTCAGCAACAAGCCTTTTGTGCATTTCTATGCAACCAAAAGGGTCGGCGGTGCGATCATCGATTCGAATGCCGTCAAGCTGATGAAGTTCGCCGCCAGCTGAGCTGGCGCGCGATGGGCGCCCGGCTGCCGTCCCCCCTTTCGGACGCAGCCGGGCGCCAAGCAGCACGGGCTTTGCTTTCCAACGACAGACTGAAGGACTTGCCATGACGATGATGGCGATACCGGTCGCGCTCGACGACGCGCGCGCCTGGTTGCGGCTGGGCGCGGCGGGCGACGATGCGATCGTCGAACGGCTGGTGCGCACGGCCACGAATATCTGCGAGGCCTTTACCGGCCAATGGCTTGTAATCCGCGCGGGCGAGGAGCGCGTTGCGGTGCGCGGAGGCATCGCTGCGCTGCGCGCGCGTCCGGTCATCGGGATAGACGAAGCAGCGCTGATTGCCGCGGACGGGAGCGAGATGGCGCTCGACCCGGACAAATACCGGACGGTCATCGGCCCCGACGGCGACGCAGCGATCCGCATCGACGATCCGCAGGGAGCAGGACAAGTGCGCATCGGCTTTCGCGCCGGGATCGCCGCGGCGGCGGAGAATGTGCCCGAGGCGATCCGGCACGGCATATTGCGGATGACGCAGCATCTTTATGCCGCGCGCGACGATGTGCAGGCGTCGCCGCCCGCGGCGATTGCGGCGCTATGGCAGCCGTGGCGGCGCATCGGCCTGGGCGGCGCGCGATGAGCGGTGCGGAACAGGTCGTGCGGATACGGGCGTTGAACCTGCTGGCGGACGATCCAGCGTTGCGCACCTTCGTCCACGGGGTGTTCGACGGAACGCCGCCGCGCGCGAACATCCCCTATGTGTCGGTCGGCGCGGCCGAGGGAAACGACTGGGGGACGAAGGACCGGGCGGGGCGCGAGGTCCGGTTGACCGTGATGATTTTCGGTGCCGGCGAAGGGCCGGTCGGCGATGCAGCCGCGCGCATCGAGGCGGTTCTGGCCGGATTGCGCGGTGCGGCGGGCGGCTGGTCGATCGTCAGCGTGCGGCCGGTGCGGACACGCTTCAGCCATGCGCGCGACGGCGGCTGGCGGCACGAACTGGTCGTCCGGTTCCGCTGTCTCGCGGGGCTTTAGGGTCAGGGCCCTAGCCGGGGCGCGTGCCGGTGTCGCTGTAATCCTTGAATTTCTCGCTGAAATTCGCGTGATAATCCTCGACCTGCAGATCGGCGTTTTCGGTCGCATCGGCGGTCGAATCGCCGCTCGCTCGGTTGAGCGCGATGACCGCGGCATGGAAGGCGCCGCGCTCTGCGGTGCAGATCGATTTCAGCCCCATTTCGAATTCGGTCGGCGATTTCTTGTCGTCGAGCGACTTCAGCATGTGCGTGTTCAGGCATTTGGTGAAGACAACCCGCGTGCGGTCGACCGTCGCGCTCGGTGTCTGGACCATCATCGCCAGGACGATTGTCGTCATAAGCATCCCGTTACTCCCCAGTTCCGGATGTTCTTGTCCAAAGGAGAATAAACCATGGCCGTCGAAAATGGGAGCGCCTTTCTGCTCAAGGTCGGCGACGGCGCGGCGCCGCCCGCCTATGCCACCGTCGCGGGGCTGCGCACGACGCAGCTGTCGGTGAACGGCGAGGCGGTGAACGTCACGACCAAGGATTCGGGCGGCTGGCGCGAATTGCTGTCGGGTGCGGGGGTGCGGTCGGTGTCGGTGAGCGCAGCGGGGATCTTTACCGGATCAAACGCCGAGGCGCGGCTGCGCGGACATGCGCTGGCGGGCACGATCGACGATTATGAGCTGAGCTTCGAGAGCGGCGAACGGATGCAGGGGCGCTTCCTCGTCACGCGGCTCGACTATGCCGGCGATTATAATGGCGAGCGGCAATATACGCTGAACCTCGAATCGAGCGGTCCGGTGGTGAGCCTGTGAGCGGCGCGGCGAATGCGATGCGCGGCGAGGCGGAGCTGCGCGTGGGCGATGCGTGCCTCGTCCTGCGGCCGAGCTTTGCGGCGCTGGTCGCGGCGGAGGCCGAGCTGGGGCCGCTGTTCGCGCTGATCGAGCGCGCGGCGGACGGGCGGCTGGCGCTGGGCGAGCTTGCGGCGCTGTTCTGGCATTGCGTGAAGGAGCGGCCCGACGGGCTGACGCGCGACGCGATCGGCGAGGCGGTGGTGGCAGCGGGGCTGGCGGCGGTGACGCCGGCGCTGCGCGTGCTGATCGGGCAGATCTTGCAGGGACGGTGAGGGGTGGAGGAGCGATCCTCCCTGTGCCGCGGGCATGGGGAGGGCGACCGCCGCGAAGCGGTGGTGGAGGGGCCGTGACGTCGTGCCATTTGCCCCTCCGTCAGCGGCTTTGCCGCTGCCACCTCCCCATCGCTGCGCGACAGGGAGGATTACTGTGTCTGATCCTGGGTTTGGAACCTCGGCAGTCCGGTTGCTCGGCACGATGGCGCGGGTCGCGGGGTGGCTTCCCGATACATTCTGGAATGCGACGCCGGCCGATGTGGCGGCGGTGCTGCGCGGGTGGCGCGACGAGCAGGCGGGCGGTGCGGGGGTCGACCGCGCGGCGCTGGGCGCGATGATGGAGAGCTTTCCCGATGGACGAGTTTGACGAGATGCGCGTGTCGGTGCGCGCCGACACGGGGGCGTTCCGGCGCGACATCGCCGCGATGCGCGCCGCGATGGAGGGGCCGCTGGCGCAGGGCGCCGACGCAGCGGGGCGCGCGATCGAGCGGTCGCTGGCGCGCGCGATCACGAGCGGCAAGCTGGGGTTCGAGGATCTGAAGCGGCTCGCGCTGTCGGTAATGGCCGATATTGCGCGCGCCGCCGTTGCGAACGCCGTTACGGGCGGCGGCCAGCAGGGCGGCGGGGGCGGTGGGCTGGCGTCGCTCGGCGCGTCGCTCGCGCTCGCGCTGTTCGGGGCGCCGGGGCGCGCGACGGGCGGGCCGGTGAGCGCCGGGCGCGCCTATCGCGTCGGCGAGCGCGGCCCCGAATATTTCGTGCCGACCGCGAGCGGGCGGATCGAGCCTGCGGGCGCGGCAACGCGCAACATCGCGATCACGGTCAACGTGCGGGGCGAGGCGGGGGCCGATCCGCAGCGGCTGGCGCAGACCGGACGGCAGCTTGCGCGCGCGGTGCGGCGCGCCGTGGCGGCGGGGGAGGAGTAGTGGCGATGGTCGATGCACGGAAAAATGGGCAGCATATGGCCGCTCCCCTCCCGCTCGCGGGAGGGGTTGGGGGTGGGCCTGTTGCGATGCGGCTGCCCACCCCGCTGCGGCTAGCGAACAAGTTCGCAAGCCTCGCTGCCCCTCCCGCCTGCGGGAGGGGAGGGTATTCGTGATGGGCTGGGCGTTGGTGGCGAAGGCCGAGCCGCATCATCGCGGGAGCTGGGTCAAACGCTTCGACCCGCGTTTCTGGACGGTCGATTTCGCGCGGCCGATGATGGCGAGCGCGGTGACGACGGCGCCCGACGCGCTGCGCGTCGACGCGGTTTTCTATAACCGGCACGATCTGGCGGGGCTGATCTGGGAAGCCGAGGACCGCTGGGACCATCCGCTGCTCGCCTATGAAACGCGGCGCGATTTCCGGAACATGCAGCTCAGCTTTCGCTGGCGGTCGGGCGGGGTGAAGCCGCTCGACGCGCTGCACGGGCCGACGCTGACGATCGAGGGGCGCGACGCGGCGGGAAACCCGCGCGCCTGGTATGTGCGGCTGTGGAATTATGCGGCGGGGAGCGGCGAGGATGCTGTCGTCACGCTGGATTTCGACGCGCTCGACGGCGGCTTTGCGCTGCCGGGCGAGGCCGATCCGGTGTGGGCGGGCGATGTCGACCGCATGTTCATTTCGCTGGTGCCGCCCGCTTATGACGGGAGCGCGGGGGTGCTGGCGGTGCCCGTCGAGGGCTGGGCCGAGATGAGCGGCATCGCCTGCTCGGGGTCGGGATCGGTGCTCGCGATCGGCGATGCGGTGCTGCCCGAGACGGCGCTCGGCATGACCAACGGCTATGACGATTGCTATCATCTGACCCCCGCGCGCGTCGTGCGGCAGATCGTCCAGCTCGGCTATCGCGGCGATGTCGTCCATTATGTCGGGATGAGCCACTATATGCGGCTCGAGCCGCTGGGCGGCGGCCATTATGTGAGCCTGGCGGGCGGGACGCTCGCGAGCCCGTGCGCCGCGTGGCACGCGGCGCTGGCGGCGGCGTGCCGCGATGCCGGGCTGGGGATCATCTGGTCGCTGTCGTACGAAGTGTTCGACGCCTATTGCTGGAACGACTGGAAGCAGCGCGACGCATCGGGCGCCCCGGCGCTGACGGGGTGGGAGCCGCCCTCGACCCTGCTGTCGCCCGCCAATGCGGCGGCGATGGGATATTTGCAGCTCGTCGCGCGCGCCTTTGTCGGGCTCGCGCGCGATGCGGGGCTGGCGGTGAAGTTCCAGGTCGGCGAGCCCTGGTGGTGGACCAATGCGGGCGGGCAGCTTTGCGCCTATGACGCGGCGACGAGCGCGGCGCTCGGCGCTGCGAGCGTCGCGATTCCCGATGTGCGCGGGCCGCAGGACGGCGCGGTGTGCGCGATGCTCGACGCGCTCGGGGCGCTGCTCGCGACGTCGACCGCTGCGCTCGTCGCGGCGGCGCGCGACGAGGCGGGGGCGGCGTGGGCAGTGGGGACGGGGAGCCATTTGCTCGTCTTTCTGCCGACCGCGCTCGACCCCGACGCGCCCGAGCTCCGCCGCGCCAATGTGCCGCTCGGCTGGGCGACGCCGGCGTTCGATGTGCTCCAGCTCGAGGATTATGACTGGGTGACCGCGGGGCGCGGCGCCGAGACGGCGGGCGCGCGGACGGCGATGACCGTGCGGCTCGGCTATCCGGTCGCCGGGCAGCATTATTTCGCGGGCTTCGTGCTGAACGCGGCGGATCGCGCGCAATGGGCGCCGATTGCCGACGCCGCCGATGCCGCGCGGCGCGCGGGGGTGGCGCGCGCTTTCGTCTGGGCGCTGCCGCAGGTCGCGCGCGACGGTTTTGTGAGCTTTGACGGGGAGGATGAGGTGCAGGCTTTCGATCCGGTCGACTTTCCGCTCGCCATCGGGCGCGAGGCGGTGGCGGCAACCGAATTTTCGACGCAGATCATAAGCTCGCCCGCGGGGCACGAGCAGCGCGCGAGCGAATGGGCCGAGGCGCGGATGCGCTATGACGCGGGGCCGGGGGTGCGGTCCGAAGCCGATGTGCGGACGCTCGCCGATTTCTTTCGCGCGCGGCGCGGGGCGGCGCGGGCGTTCCGCTTTCGCGACCCCTTCGACCAGAGTTCGGCGGCCGACGGCGGGCTGCCCGGACCCGGCGACCAATGGCTCGGCGACGGTGACGGGGTGCGGCGCGGCTTTGCGCTGGTGAAGCGGTACGGCGGCGGCGCGGCGGTGCAGGAGCGGCGGATCGCGCTGCCGGTCGCGGGAAGCGTGCGCGTGTCGGTGGGCGGGATCGAGACGGCGGCGTTCGTGGTCACGGAGGCGGGCGAGGTGCTGCTCGACGCGCCGCCGCCCACAGGCGCGGCGGTGCGCGCGGGGTTCCGCTTCGACGTGCCGGTGCGCTTTGCCGAGGACCGGCTCGAGGTCAGCCGCGCGACCTTCCTTGCGGGCGAGCTGGCGAACGTGCCGCTGGTCGAGGTGCGCGCGCCATGGTGACGGCGGCGCCCGACTGGCTGCGCGAGGAAGTGGTGACGCTCGCCTGGTGCTGGCGGCTGTCGCGGCGCGACGGGGTCGTCATCGGGCTGACGTCGCACGACCGCGACCTTGCCATCGACGGGCTCGTCTATCGCGCCGCGCCGGGGATGAAGCCGTCGGCGCTCGAAACGCGCGATGCGATCGAGGCAGAGACGATGGACCTGGGCGGCGCGGTGACGAGCGATGCGATTGCCGCGCGCGACCTTGATGCGGGACGCTGGGACGGGGCCGAGATGACGCTGTTCGTGACCGACTGGACCGCGCCCGACGCCGCGCCGATCACGGTCGCGCGCGGGTCGCTGGGCGCGGTCGAGCGGCGCGGCGCCGCGTTCACGGCGGAATTGCAGGGGGTGACGCGTTGGCTCGACGCGCCGGCCTGTCCCGCGACCTCGCCCTCGTGCCGCGCGGCGCTTGGCGACCGGGCGTGCCGCGTC